CATACATGTTCAATGTTCCATCATAATAACTTTGAGTTTGTTTAACCAAGTTATTCATAAAGGTACCGTATGTTAATGTACCCGTCTGACCACTTGCCGTGGTTCCTGTTGAAACGAATATACCAATAGTATTACCACCATCAGTTGTAATCGGTCCATCGGCATTTGACACACCAACTGTTGGGTTTTGTCTTATTAAAGCATCGACCACTTGTTTGTCCAACTTACTTGTATCTTCAGTAGCTTCAGCTCTTTCATCATACATTTCAGTATTGGCGTAGTAGTTAAATGTTAAAGCGTTTTGTAACGTATCAATTGGATTCTTTAATCCCATACCACCAACCAAGTTAAAACTTAAGTTTACTTCAACAATCATTGGTTGGAAACCAATACCTTCAGGGTTCATGTCCCATGTTTTTTCATAAACAAAGTTGATACCTGTTGGTATAATTTTCGTATTAAAGAAGTCCCCCACTCTTAATACCAATACTGGTGGTGCCCCAAATGATGTATTTAACGCATCATTATAAAGTTTCTCACCGTTTGGTCCAATAGTAGGAATTGTATCACCAGGTCTTGCACATTGTTGTAAGAACGTCAATCTTGAGTTTAAACCTTCTGGTGTCATAGAGTGAAACGCTGGTTGGAAATATTTTAACTTCTCCTTAATCGAATCGTAAATAAATGGATTATCTTGTTTAAGAACCTCAAAGTAATCACATTCGTTCAATAGGTATCTTAATAGTTTTTTAGATGCACCTTTATATAAATCTTGTGTGGGTTGTGTTGCTGGCGGTGTTGGTTTCTTTGGTTGTAATTGTTGTCCATTTTCCAAAGTTTTTTGTTGGTCAGCATTGTTTGCTGGTTGTGGATTTTCTTGTACGGGAACTATAGTAATGTTGGTTACAATAACCGCCCTACAAGACATTGCATCTGTGGCGTAAATTTTGTCTTTCCCTGTTGTTTCTTTTGTACAATCAGCACTACCCCAAGAACCAGCACCAATAGTAAAAGGTGTCACAGTCGCCAATTCACCAACAGATTCTTCAGATATTAAAATTTGATTTCCAACATATTGACCCAATGAATTTGTTCCATCAAATTTATATGTTTGAAAAAATTGACGAACGGAGTCAAGTCTTCTTGATGCTAAGAATTTATTATAAGGAATAGGACTTGGCGGTGACGCACTACCTCGTAGTGTTAAAATAATTTGAGACGCTTGTTTTTGAGTAATAAGCTCATACATCTCAGCAACAAGTTTTTGTAATGACGTGTAATTATTTTCAACAACACTTGTAAAAAATTGTTGTGTTTTAGCCGATGTAGGAGGGTTCTCAACATAATAAGTTTGTTTATTACTAATTGATGTGTATGCGGCATATGCTGATTGGAAATCAGTTGATGTTGTAAGTTGTGGGTCAGTGCCAGGAACATTGTTGTCAAAGTAAAAACCTAAGTTAAGATAAGTATCTAAAGTTTTTTGTGGTGTTGCGGTAGTTTGGTTTCCACCTGTTTGAGAACCTGTTCCTACGGTTGGTTGAACATTGTCAACGGCTTCTTTGAATTGTTCTTGAGTAACATTTGGATTGTTAATTACTTCTTGCCAAGCTTGTAATTCGGTTAATGGTACCGTATTGTAAATTTGTGCCAAATCATATAGGTCATATTTTTTACAACCAGCAAAGAATGAATTAATAATAGAATCTGCCTTGGCTCTGTCACCTTCGTTAGCTAAAACTTTATTTACAATTAAATCCATAATTGACGGATGGTCAACAATCATTTTCCACTTTAATGAACCACTTCTTGATGTGTTTCTATATGTGTAAATTGGTTCGGGTCTACCTAAGAATACGTTCTCATTAAATTGTGGTCTTGTGTCCTCAGTAATCGAAATGTCATACGGTGGGAACCACATGATTCTACCACCATTTGGTCCTTGTTCACACGCTGGTAAATCACTAACTCGATATCCTGCTCTGTATCCTGTTCTCCAAGCCAAGTTTTCAATTGAAAATAAATACTTTTTAACTTGTCCCTTTTGTATACCATTAATAGAACCTGTTGTTACAACACTATTACCTCCTTTTTCGGGAGCAATGTTCAAATTGAACGTTGAATCTAAAACAGAATAACTGAATTTACGAATATTACCTTCTTTTTTCTGTAAGTCATTAAATGAATAGTACGGTGTATCTTTTGTAAACACGCGACAATATTCAATACCAACATTGGCTTGTCCATCACTGTATTTGATTACTTGTGAACCCTTGGTAATTTCTTTATAACCATCAAAGAATACTTTTGATGTTTGACTAATCGCATTACCAACGTGTCCAAAACGAGCCCCTGAGTTAGGTTGTGAATCAATTAATCTTTGAGTATTATCTAAAATTGAACCTGGTTTGAATTCATAATTGATAGACTCAGTTGATGTTACTTGGTCTGATATTGATGGCCAATCAGGACTTTCGGTTCCATAGTCACCACCTGGTTTTTGTCTTCTACCGGCATTTGGCGCCCATTTACCACTAACCCAAGTAAAACCACCCGTGATGTTACCATCATCTTCAAAAGCTCTACCCGCTAAACCAAACTTAAAGTTTTTATCAACACCTTCATATTCTTTACCTAAAATATCAGGTCCATAAACAGGGGCACTTACTTGTGCACCGTATTGGTCAATAGGAACTTGACCCGCTGGCGATGTTAAATACTCAGGTTCTCTTGTTGGACTACCAACATAGTAGTTACCATCACTTAAGTCTTGTGAAAACGCACCAGTTATAGCGTTTCCTATAGTAGAAATAATACCACCACCACCTGTATTGTATTTAGGTCTATATCTGTTACTATCTAAATTACTTGTAAGTTGTTCTCTTTGTCCTGAACCAGTATAGTCCAAAAATAATTGTGAAGGAGATGTTGGTCTTGAACCAAACAATCCAAATAATCCACCACGTTTTCCATCACCCGCCGCTCTTGTTAAAGATTGTGACGAATTGAAATCACGGTATTGAAAATAACTTCCCGGTATTGGTGAAAATGGTAATGTGAATCCCGCAATTCTTTCAACAATATCTTGTCCTTGTGATAGTATGTTTCCACCACCTGAAGTAATTTTATAATCACGAGCAATTAATGGACGTTTACCAGCAATAATCATTGCAAGTTGTACAGGGTCTTGTAATCCATTAAGAATATTAACTCTTCCTAAAGTTTGTGCCAAAACACTTTGGTTCACTCTTTCTTGGAAAGAATATTTACCACGTTCAACACCAATTTGAGCGAGTTTGGAATCTAATGACGCTGGTCCATTGTCACCATTTGGGTCCGCTTGTAGTAAAACAGCGTAAGGCGAATAAGATGATGGTCTGAAACTCGGTGGGTCCCAATAAGATGCGTTTTTCTGAACATTTATAATATCACCAATATCATAATATCTAAAAACTTTATCATTTGGACTATAAGCGTTTTTTACATAAACCTTTTGTTGGAAAGAAACCGAATAGTCTTGTAAAGCGTTTGTATACGGTGGATAAGAACCATAAGGTCCTTGATTTGAAGTGGATTGTTGGGTATTAATTAAACCATTAATATCTTTATTATATCCACCGTTTGGTCCAAATACGTTATTGGTATATAGTAAATCAGCAAATGGGTCAGCATCAATTAACGCATCAGGGGAATTAATAACAGAATAATCATTTTGAACTAAATCGCCAGGTGCTGGTGATGAAGTTGGGGTATACACGCCAGGTTTTGTGTAAGGTGTAAGATTCCTTACCAAAAGTTTGTTTCTTAAAAGTTGTGTAGCACTAAAACTTAATGGACTTGGCATGTTGTTTTGTTTCTTCTATAAATAGAAGTTTATTTATTTTTTTTTTATTATCCACCTGATTTAGATGGCATGTTTGCATAATTTCCTCGAGCTTGCATGTCTTTGAACATGTTTTCAATTGTTTTTTGAAATTCTGAACTATTGAGTAATTGATTAATTTGGTCCTGTGATAATTTTGTCATTGAACCATCAGTATTTTTCAAATTAAAATTAACTTCCCCTTGAATTTTTAATGGGTTAAATTCAACATTTGTTGTTTGATTAACATTTGTTTGTTTGTCTACGGCAGGTTTTTTTGTTCCTCCAGACGCGACAGCGGTGGCTTTGTCTCCAAGTTTTTTCAATCCATCAAAAGCTACTGAAGCACCTTCAGCAATTTTGTTTCCTGATGAAATATATGGTTTTGCAGCATCACTATAATTAAATTTAGTGAAATTATCCGCCATTTTTTTAAGACCCTCCTCAACACTGTTAACACCATTACCAATAACTTTGGAAAGTTTGTCAACACCATCTTTACCAGCCATCAAATCAATTACACTTGTACCGGTTTCTTGATAAAATTTATCGGCTTTTTGAATACCACCTCTAACATTTCCAGCACTTTCACGAGCAGCCTTTCCACCTGAAATTAAAATACCTCTACTAAGTTCTCTAAAATCTTGTGGAGCTCTTGAACCAGCTGCGGTTGCCGACAATCGTGCTTTAATTTCTTCTAACGTTTGAGTTTGTAATGTTGATTCAGTAAGTTGTTCACGAGCCAAATCTTCAAGTGAAACAGGTGCCTGAGCTTCTTTCAACTCTTGTAAGTCTGTAGTATTTAATGTTGAAACTAATTTTTGTTCACCTTTAACCTTAACAGTAAATCCACCTTTTTCTTTACTATATGTGGCAACATTTGCAATAAATTGTTTTGACTCTTCATCAATACCACCTAATTTGAAGTCCTTAGATATCATACTCATTTTTTGGCCTGCGGTAGACATTTTAATTAAATCTTCATAAGCAATACCTGTCGCCTTTCCAATTTCTAATAAGTCACGCTTAGCACCTGGAAGAACTTTGAATTCTTTAGATTTTTCATCAAAAAATGTGAATTTTTCAGTCATTTTAACGACTTGTTTTTGCAATTCTTCAGTATCTTCTGAAGCCAAATACATTAATCTAAATGGGTCCGCCAAATCACCAGCCGCCACACCTAATCTTTGAAATGTTGAAACCATTTCAACAGCATCTTCAGGATTAAACACTTTATTGGCAAAATTAAAAATATCCGACATATTAATACGCATCGCAGCGGCTTGAGCTGCCATTCTTGACAATCCTTCAACACCATTTTGAAATCCAAATTGATTAACTTTTTCTACGTTTTGTTTAACCAATGTAAAAACGGCATTTGTGTTAACACCCATACTACGAGAGATGTTAACAGTTGACTGCATATTGTCTTTAATATATTCAGTCTGAACACCAGCATTTTGGAACGCAACAACAATCTCACCAACATCAGTACTTGCCATACCAACCGCCTTGGCACCAGCAAAAAGACCACTAACAGTTTCACCTAAAGTAACAGTATTAGTATTTAGTCCTTTTGCAATGTCCAATTGGATTTCTTGAACATCCTTAAATGTACCTCCTAACCCAACAATTGTTGGAAATGCAACCGCAGCTTCTTGTCTTAAACCAGCAATGGCTTTTTGGGTTTGACCCAAAGTACTCGCCATTTTAGTATTGAGTGTCGCTAGTTGTTCTTCTAACGTAAGTGTACTATTACCTAAATCCTTATAAACATCATTAATATCAGTCTTCAAATCTTCCATAAAAGATTTGACACTGTCAAGACGATTTTCTACTCCTGACGTATCCGGTGCGTTTGAACTTGGTGGTGGCGTTGCTTGCATAATAAATTATTCTAATAAATAGAATAGATTATGTTTTTGAAAAACTTTCAACAATTTTGTCAACTAAATACCTACGAGCAAACGTGGGTATTGCATGATACTCAGTCCAAGAAATATTTAGATTCTTGTTGAGTAAATAGAATTCATCTAACTGGTATTTCTTATAATCAGAAGAAAACCCGAAAAAACTCCACCCCGAAGGCGATGTCAACATCTACCTTTTCTCCTGACGGGGTAATAACTGCTTTTCTCAAATCTAATTGAGGTTCATTATCATTAATAAAATTTCTAATAAATTTGGAATCCATAATTGGTAATCCCTCAACAAACTTATTAATAGTACCTGGTTCAGAATCACCACCAACAGAAACAATTTGTTTTTGTAATCTCCAAGTAACTTTAGGGGCCACTCTACCAACAGGATAACCCTCAGCCATTTTATTAATATCTTGATTTTCTCTCCATGTCAATGGTCTTAACTTAACATTAACACCTGATTTTGGAAGTGTAACGTCAAATGTTCCGTCTTCATTTGGTAATGTTGATGTCTTTTTGAAATCTAAAGCATCCAACATTACTTCAGTTGAAAATCTTTTATTAGTTTGGGGGTCTAAAACCGAAATTTTATATTCAGGACCAAAAGATGTATTTCTTAAAAAGATTAATAACGCTTCAATGTCACCATTCAACATATCTTCAGGTCTTAAATCTGGTTCATAAATTTTACTACGAAGTAAACTAATTACCAAATCATCACCATTTGAAGCCATGATTATATTTTCATCAGCGGCTGTTAAGTAACCTACTTTAACCGACTTCTTTTTTGATTTGTAGAATTTACCTTCTGTAGGAAGTTTTACCACGTCATGTGGTAAGTTAAATTCTTGTTGACCATATTTTGCTAAATTTTCATCCATAAAAAAAACACAGGGAATTAGTCCCTGTGTTAAATATACCTTAGATTAATTATTAATCAATAATAAAAGTAAATACTATATTAGTAAACCAAGATACAACGGTCCATTTGTAATGTAACGTCTAATCCTGCTAATTTGTCATCACTATAAGCCACGTTATCCCAAGCGGCCTTTGTAATCATACATCCGTCCAAAATCCATTTTTCTACGACAACACCAGTTGGGTCTAACATTTCAAGGTCAACATTTTTCTTGTAACCTGCAGCATAACCCATACGACCTGTAACAGATTCTGCGTGTAAACGAACCCACTCCATAAGAGCCTGAGTTGCTGATGGACCAATTGGGTCACGGAATTTAACAGAAATTGGGTTCCATTTGAAACGACCTGCTACGAATGTAGAAGTGTTCAAAAATTGTATTTCTGTAGAGTTAATATCTATTGATGGTCTTCCTGATGATTCTACGAACCATTCATTAATCCCTAAAGTTGTGTCGAATCTCAATATAAATCGGTTCGCTCTTTTTGGTTCGTAAGGAACCGGCATTTTCATTAATAAATCAGCCATGGTATATTTTGTTTTTTACTTTTGTTTTAGTTTATTTATATATAAATACATACTACTGGAAAATTTTTGTCTTTACTTTGTTTTTTTCAAAATTATACTCCATTTAGTATCTAGTTTTAGCTCCTTTACCAGTATAATAATTCTTTAATATTGGCTCATCTTCAAAACTCTTCTTCATTACTTCTACATTTTTAATATCATCATCAGAAAAACCAATACTAGGAACAAAATTATTTTTTATATCATTTTTAAGATATAATTTTTTACCTAATTGTTTTGCTTGAGATTTCACATAAGAAATAAATTCCCTCATTGCGTCCACTTTTAATTGTTCAGGATTTCCGGCACCTGTTGGGTCAAGAAAACTAACGGGGTAAAATTTGTTCATGTCGAGATAGTCTTTAATTAATTCCATATCTGACTTGTCTTCCATATTTGAAATGTCCCTGTATTTTCTAAGATTCTTTAATAATAAATCTTTATTTATACCTTGATGGTCCGACACAATTAGATTGTAAACGGCATCTTTTAATGTTTCAGGGTTGTGTCCACGTGCGGTGATTATTGAAAATATTGACCCGTTATTTATTGCTTCCACAAAATCTGACCAAGCGGGACCAATTTTAGCTTTCATGGCATCAATCTTAAATTGTTTATCACCACCTTCTCTAAAATTTCTGTAGGGTTGGTCGGCATATCCAACAATTTTATGTCCATTATAATCAAACTCTTCTTTCCCTATTTGGTGTCTGTGTTCCGCAAAGTCTTCAGTAGACATACCAACTTCATTACCATTCTCATCTTGTAAAATAATTTTTGTTGGCATATACATTAAATTATCGTCCCAATCAAACGCATAATACTTTAAGTCTGGTGTACCTGCATCATCAAAACCTTCTTTTACAATTTTTTTTAATTTCATCTATTGTGTATCGGCTAAAAAGTGGGAGTGTTACCCCCCACTTTGTTTTTATTAAATGTTTTCAAATGATGCTCCTGTTGGAGTAATCAAGAAATCAATTTCAATGAATTCCAACGCTTTTGTTGGTTTCAAGTAAATTTTACCTGTCATTGTGTTTCTGTCTAAGTCTTCTGGTGAGTTACTTACTGTAACACGGAAGTCGTACAAACCTCTGTCTCTTCTGATAGCATCCAAGATAGGGTTTACTGAATCCAAAAAGTCTTGTCTTACTTTAGCGTCGTTTTGTTCAAACAACAATCTTACAGAAACCGCTGAAATTAACTTACGAGCTTGTAACAACAATCTTCTTACGTTGATTCTGTTCAAAGCTGAATCAGCGATTTGAAGTGTTTTGTTACCCCAAATTACAGTTCCAACATCAGAGAAAGTTGCGATAGGGTTAATTCTACCTTGATACAATGTATCTCTGTCTTGTTGTGTAAGTTTCTTACGAGCTTTGATTGAATTAACTAAACCTCTTGTGTAACCCGCAGTTGCGAACCATGGGAATGAGATGTTGTCAGTCAATGCTAAGTTTCTACAAACTTCACCTGTTGGTGGTAAGTAAATTTGTGTATTGTTTACAGTGTCTCTAACCAAAATCCATGGATAGTAAGTTGCTGTGTAGTTAGAATCAATACCTGTATTTACCAAGTTGTCAACCGCTTCTGTTGGGTAAATAAAGTTACCCGTTTGTACAGGTATATTTAAGTTACAATCTGGTGTTGTACAAATATAGATTGAATCCGCTCTGTCAAATGTAATCATTGAAATAGCATCCTCAACCAAATTTGAGTTGTTAGTGTAATCAATACCCGGTGTAGCGAATACGTTAATCGTAGTAGCTTCAGGGTTTGCAAATGTATTAATACCTAACAAGTAAGCATAGTAATCAGTGTTTGCGTAGTCAGTGAAGTTATCAATAGCGATTGGTTTGAAAGCTCCCCAACCCGTTGCGTTTGGATATCTTGCACTTGAACAAGCTCCTTTTTGATATCCCGCACCACCTAATTGGAATCTATCACCATTTGTTCTCTTTTCAGTGTAGATATCCCAACCGTCAAATCCTTTTTGTACCAAGAAAGT